ATGCCGCGCTCACGCAGTGCCCCGATCAGCAGGGACAGGTCGCAGTCTTCTTCAAGGTAGACAGACTGCCCACGCTGGTACGAATAGGCGGTCACCCTGTTGGCGATGCCGAGGTCTGCCAGTACGGTGCGCTTGACTGCACCCCAGCCGTGGCCGGGATCGGTGTAAACGGTGATCTTCATGGTGGGTCTCCAGTGGGTTAGAAAACTGCGAATTCTTGTATGGCTTGTTTGATGCCCATGTCGATGGTGGCTCGGCATATGACGTTCTGCCATTCGCCCCGTGGATTGGCGGTCAGGTCAAAGGCCAGTTTGTCCTTGTCAACCAGATTGGAGCGGATGGCGTACTCCAGTTGCTGGTGTGTAAACATGACCCTCAAGCACACCTGCCAGTTGGTGGCGTTGGGCAGTTTGACGAAGGCCTTTTGAGCGGCGACCAGTTCGTGTTTGATCTTGAATGCGGCATCGTTCAGGGTGTCGATGGTGGACATGGTGTTCTCCAGTAAGTTGCACAAGACCCCCGAAGGGGTTTCGGCCAGTCAGGCCTCATCAGTTGTGCTGAGGGGGTTGGCACACCCCGATCTCAATCAGGCGCTGGGCGGTGCGCCCAAACCAGCCTTGTAGTTGCCACGCCAGACCAGTGTCGATCAGGGTCTGCCATGCCAGCGCCTCTTGTTCCTCATCATCTACATCGATGAAGCCCTCGGCGATTCCGACTGCGGTGAATGTGTCCATGATCAGGCTCCCAGTGTTTCAACAACCATCAGTCGGGCCAGCAAGAGGGTGTCCTCTTTGGTCAACAGCATGGAGGCAAAGGGGTGCTTGCGGTCATAGGCCAACAGCTTGATGGCGTTGGTTTCGGTGGGGTTGGCACGGTATTGGTCAATGAGTTTTTGCATGGTCTCTCCAGTAGTGCGACATTGCACTGGTCAACCCCGTAGGGCTGACCGCTGAAATGTCAGGCGGCGAAGTGATGGCGGGGGGCGATCCAAGTTTTGCCGTCCCGGTATGCTTTGATGTGAACGTATTTCTCTGTGATCTTCACGATCAGACCGTCAATCACAGCCTCTGTACGGGCGGTGCGGACACTGCGACCGTTGTAGGCAACGACAGACACTTCACAATCAATGGATGGTTTTGCGTAGAACATGGTGATCTCCAGTTAAGTGCAAGATGGCACTGCAATGCCCACAGCATGGGCATCACGTTGGCATCTCATATGGGATGGTTTATCTACCGTCTCGGTGGACAGGTACAGGGCTAAACCCTGTCTGACTTGCTCCCTTGTGGGCATCGCCTCAGACCAACCGTATAGTGGGCTGTTCACTTCCACGTTGACCCTGTGGGGGGTGACTGATTGCCGGGGCATGGTCACTGGTGAGATCACCATCTGCTATCGCTAGCGTCTGGACGAATCATATCACTAGCGTGTAAACACCTGTCAATACATACCTGAGTGGATCGTAGGGTTATTAGTCCGAGGGCCAGCCGAAGGCATACCAGATACAGGGTGATCAAAGGGACACCAAGAGGGCCAAGCCCTTGGAATCAGCGCTCTTATTAGAGGGGGTCAACAGCACTGGGAGACCAACCAATGAGAGGGTCTACAAGGCCTTGGAGGGCCATCAGGCGGGGTGAGTATGGGTACGGTGTAAACAGCGCCAGCAATGCCTGCCTGCAATAATAAAGTTAACAGAAAGTTATCCACAGTTTCCACAGGTGGTTGTGGATAAGTCGGGTTATGCACAGGGAGCTGTGGATTGTGTGGATAACCTCATGAGTACTAACGTATTGCAGAGGTGGTTTAAACGGATGATCGGGGGATGGCTGGGGCATGGGTAGCATGGACAGGTCACAGGGGCTCTGATAGCATCCAACGTGCGAACGGTGCTGGATGTTTAAACAGCCTGTATGAAACCACAAAGGAACTGCGATGAGCGAAACACAAAAGCCCGGACGGGCAAGCAAAGACGAACTGCTGGCGGCACTGGAAGCAGTGGACATGGATGAGGGCGAAGGCTGGGAGGAACAGGCAGACCTTAGCGAAGCGGAACGGTTAGCCGCTCACGCAAGCCCTCCGCCACTAAGGGTAGATGGAAAACCCAAAGGGGCAGATGCATACAGTAGACCCAAGCCACTGACAGCGCCTCAGATGGAATTCACAAAGGGGATGATCCAAGGGAAAACAATGAGACAAGCCTACAGGGATGCATACCCGAATGCCAAGGGCAGTGACCAAGTGATCACGTCCAGCGCATACAGGTTGAGCAGGGATGAACGGATACAGAAGACTCTTCAAGAGGCTTGGGGAGAGACGGTGGAAGTGCTGGCGGAAGACACAGCGGCAACGAAACGGTATGTACTGAAGGAACTGTTGGCACTTAGCAAGGGAGGCAAGCAAGAAGGCTCCCGTTTAAAAGCTCTGGAACTCATGGGAAGAGCCGCAGGGATGTTCCAGCAAGGCACTGAAGCGCCACAAGAGAAGGTCAGCGCAGAGCAGTTGAGGAAGGAACTCTCAGGACACCTCAAGCTCTTGGACAACGTGAGACCACTGAAGCCATTGAAGACCAAGGCTGTGTAAACGCAAGGGGGAAGAGGCATGGGGAAGGGCAACGGTCATCAGGGGTGAGGCGTAGGCGGTGCGTGTAAACGGCTGGGAGGCGACCCCACCGGCCCCCCACCCCCACTTGTGGCGGCTGACGGCCCCGCTCCCGCTTACGCTGTAATCCACACATCCCATCACATTTCCCACATAAGCAGACCACCCCCATGTCCTTCCAAATCCCCACCCCCGGGGGGTATATATAATTTTTGGAAGGTTCTTGCGAACGTTCGTTTTTGCGTTTAAACTCCTCGCCATGATACTGACCTTATCGGATGGAAAGACCTTGGAAAAGGGTGTTGGATGCGCCTTGATGGCGTTGCGTGTAAACGCAGTGACTCTTGAGTCTGAAGATTTGCACAAGCTCCTTAAGATGGATGACGGGCAGATGAGGTTCTGGTTGTCTTCGCTATACAGAAGGCTTGAGACAAGGAGTGAAGATGCCTGATAAACACAAACTCGTTCTGGACTTCATTAAGGCGTACATCAAGCTTCATGGTGTAGCGCCGTCGTATTCCGTCATTGCCCGAGGATTGGGCATGAAGAGTAAGTCCAACATCCACCGGATCATCCATAAGCTGAAGGAGGAGGGAATGGTGGCGGTGAAGCCGTACCAGTTCAACTCCATCCGGGTTATCGACCGCAGTGTTCGGGAAGTCGCTTCGCTATGATGACTCGCAAGGAGGTGGAAGATTACCGAGCTCTTATCCCTTTGGTGGATGAGCTTGAGCGTGCCAAGATCATGATGCTGCTCGAGTACGACCGGGTGGAGAAGTGCAAAGAGTCCTTCATCTACTATGCCTCCCACATGTGGCCCGGGTTCATTTCAGGCAAGCACCACCAGATCATGGCCAATGCTTTTGAGCGAGTGGCCAAGGGGGAGCTGAAGAGACTCATCATCAACATGCCTCCTCGGCACACCAAGTCTGAGTTTGCCTCGTTTCTTCTCCCGGCTTGGTTCTTGGGTAAGTTCCCGGAGAAGAAGATCATCCAGACTGCTCACACCGCAGAACTGGCTGTTGGTTTTGGCCGCAAGGTGAGGAACTTGGTCTCCTCCGATGCCTTCTCCCGGGTGTTTGACACCAAACTCTCCTCTGATTCAAAGGCCGCAGGTCGCTGGAACACCCATGCCGGAGGTGATTACTTCGCTATCGGCGTTGGAGGCGCTGTAACGGGTAAAGGCGCGGACCTGTTAATCATTGATGACCCGCATTCTGAGCAGGAAGCTAAGCAGGGAAACCCCGCAGTCTTCGATAATGTGTACGAGTGGTACACATCAGGCCCTCGTCAGCGTTTACAACCCGGCGGAGCCATCATTATTGTGATGACTCGTTGGTCCAAGAGAGATTTAACCGGGCAGATTCTCAAACATGCCTCAAAAGAGGGTGTGGATAACTGGGAAGTGATTGAGTTTCCCGCGATTTTGCCGTCCGGAACCCCTTTATGGCCCGGATTTTGGAAGAAAACTGAGCTTGAGGCCATTAAAGCCGAAATTCCCGTCTCTAAATGGGAGGCGCAGTACCAACAAAACCCCACATCCGAAGAAGGCGCGATTATCAAGCGCGAACATTGGCGGGTTTGGGAGTCTGACACCGCCCCGCAGTGCGATTACATCATTCAAAGCTGGGATACCGCCTTTGAAAAATCAAACAGGGCAGATTATTCAGCTTGTACAACGTGGGGTGTGTTTAATCATCCCGATGACAAGGGTAATTTGAAGACCAACATCATTTGCTTGGACGCGTTTAAAGCTCGAATGGAGTTTCCCGAGCTTAAACAAAAAGCTTTTGAGATGTACAAGGAATGGGAGCCCGATACCTTGATCGTAGAAAAGAAGGCTGCTGGTGCGCCCTTGATCTACGAGCTTCGCCAGACAGGAATCTTGCTGGAAGAGTACACACCGGGCAAAGGAAGCGATAAGATTGCGCGTGTAAACGCTATCTCGGACCTTTTTGCCTCCGGAGTTGTTTGGTGCCCTGAAACCCGATGGGCAGATGAGTTGATGGAAGAGTTGGCCGCGTTCCCAAATGGCGAGCATGACGACCTTGTTGACTCGACAAGCCAAGCCTTGCTTCGCTTCAGAAGGGGTGGCTTCATTCAGATTGAGTCTGATGAGCCCGAAGAGCAGCGTTATTTCCGGCGCAAAACCGCCTTCTATTAAGGATTGACATGGCAACGAGCAGTATGGTTTCGTCTATCGCCCAAGCCCCACAGGGTATTGATTTCTCGGACATCGTTCAAGATGACACACCCGCAGTGGAGATCATCATCGAGAACCCTGATGATGTGGTGATTGGGATTGATGGCATGGCCATTGACCTGATGCCAGAAGATGAAGGGCCTGAGTTTGATGCCAACTTGGCCGAATACATGGACGAGGGCGAGCTTGAGAAGCTGGGCTCTGACTTGGTGGGTGAGTTTGAGTCTGACATCTCTTCCCGCAAAGACTGGGTGGACATGTATGTCAAGGGCCTTGAGGTCCTCGGCATGAAGTATGAAGAGCGCACCGAACCTTGGACGGGGGCCTGCGGTGTCTTCTCTACCCTCCTGACCGAGGCCGCAGTTCGCTTCCAGTCCGAGACCATCATCGAGACATTCCCCGCCCAAGGCCCCGTCAAGACGCAGATCATTGGCGCAATCGACAAATTGAAGGAAGAGGCCGCAGAACGCGTGCGTACCGACATGAACTTCCAGTTGGTGGATGGCATGCCCGAGTACCGCCCAGAGCATGAGCGCATGCTGTTCAACTTGGGGCTGGCCGGTGCTGCGTTCAAGAAGGTTTACTTCGATCCCAGCCTTGGACGCCAGACAGCAATCTTCTGCCCCGCAGAGGATGTCATCATCCCCTATGGCTCCTCTGGTGCCCGCACCGCAGAGCGTGTCACCCATGTGATGCGCAAAACCAAAAACGATTTGCGCAAGCTTCAAGTTGCAGGCTTTTACCGTGATGTTGAGCTGGGTGAGCCCGTCATCTTGCACAACGACGTGGAGAAGAAGAAGGCCGAAGAGCAAGGCTACTCCGTCACCGATGACGAGCGTTACCAGTTCCTTGAGATGCAAGTGGACTACGACATGCCCGGCTATGAGGATGATGATGGCATCGCCCTTCCCTACATCGTGACCATTGACAAGGGCACCAACAAAGTTTTGTCGGTGTACCGCAACTGGAACGAGGACGATGAGAAGAAGCTCAAGCGTCAGCACTTCGTGCAGTATGACTACGTGCCCGGCTTTGGCGCTTACGGCTTTGGCTACATCCACCTGATCGGCGGCTATGCCCGTGCAGGCACCTCCATCATCCGCCAGTTGGTTGATGCGGGAACCCTGTCCAACCTCCCCGGCGGCTTGAAGTCCCGTGGCCGTCGCATTAAGGGTGATGACACTCCAATCGCTCCGGGCGAGTTCCGTGATGTCGATGTCCCATCCGGCACGGTGCGCGACAACATCATGACCCTCCCATACAAAGAGCCAAGCCAAGTGCTGGCCGCTTTGTTGGATCGCATCACAGAAGAGGGTCGCCGTCTTGGCTCCATTGCTGACATGAACATCAG